AGACTTGACCAGAGCGGCAACGTCTTCAAACGATTCAAGATCGTCAAGTTTATCAACGATATCTTGCTCTTCAGCAGAGAACGGGACATCAACAATCGCGCCAGCTTTTGCGTGGATGTTAAGTCTATCCATGAAGCCAAGCGAGCCAACGCGCGACTGAAGATCGTCACCGAAGAATCCGGCATCGATCAAATTTTGGTAACCCTTGTAAAACTCACCACGAAGACCGGGATACTCTCGCTGAATCAGCTTTTCGATTCGTGCGTCTTCGACAATGTTTAGAACCTGTTGTAGCTTGCGCTGAGCAGCTTCAGCCTGATTTGGTTCGATGTCACGACGATACGGTTCAACATCCGCCATGCGCGGAGTGTAAAGAGCATGACCAACTTCGTGCGCTTCGAAGAGAGTAGTAACCGATTCATCAAGATCAGCCGCAAACATCGGAAGAGTAAGAGTCCGCGATTCGGTATCAAACGAAGCGGTTTGAGCAGCAGCGCGAACAACCGTAATGTTTTCGGTAGCCAGCAAGCGGGAAAAAGTATCAGAGTTAGACATTAAATGCTCCAAAGAGGAAAATCAGTTGACAATAAATTATCCCATAATTGCCCGCTCAAGTCAACCCCCTGAGCCAAATTTATTGTAGAATACACCTTAGTGGTTAGATGACCAGTCCTTATATATGGGGCGAAAACTCGCAGGATAAACTAACTACTTTGGCTTGTGCCGGGGGCGAGCCGTAAGTGCTTATGTATAAAGGACTTACGAATTGTGATTGTGAATTTGTAACTACTAAGGTGTATTATGAATAAAATTGTGAAATGCCCCTTGCTACCCTATTGACCTCAGAATTCATTATGGTACAATATGCCTGTCAACTGATTACCCCTTCCCCTACTTTGGAGTTTACCTCATGGCTATTACCCTTCGTTCCAAGTCTCTCGCCGTTCTCTCTGCTCTCACCGAAGAGTATGGTGATATGGTCGAGCGTGCCGATCTCGTTGAAGCGGTCGAAACTGGTCTGATCGACCGCATTCCACAATGGCTAACTACATCCGCTGAACTTCGTGCGGGTCGCGGTATCTATCGTCTTCCTACTTGGTTGCTCGATGATTCGCCAGCTAAGCCTGTTGCCGCTAAGCCTAAGCGTAAGTCTAAGGCTAAGCCTGTTGCCGCTAAGCCTGTTGCCGCTGTTGCTGATCCGGTCGCTGAACCGGTTGCTGCTGCTAAGCCTACTTCGTTTGATAACGTGAAGACCGCCGCCGATGGTCACTCGTTTGTTCCGAATCAATCGACCAACTACATTCCTTGGGGCAACTCTAAGTCGCTCAAGATGGTGCTTGAATCCGGTAAGTATATGCCCGTGTTCATCACTGGTCTGTCGGGTAACGGTAAGACCTACATGATCGAGCAAGAAGTTGCGCGTGCCAATCGTGAACTGTTCCGTGTGAATATTAATACTGCCACCGATGAGGATGATCTGCTTGGTGGTTTCCGTCTGGTCAATGGTCAAACCGTTTGGTTTGATGGTCCGGTTATCGAAGCAATGAAGCGCGGTGCGGTTCTGCTGCTCGATGAACTAGACCTTGGTACCGAGCGTATCTTGTGTCTTCAGTCGGTGCTTGAAGGTAAGGGTGTGTTCATCAAAAAGACCAATCAATGGGTCGAACCTGCTCCCGGCTTTACGGTTGTCGCCACTGGTAACACAAAGGGTCAAGGTGACGATACGAACAAGTTTATCGGTGCTAACGTGATGAACGAAGCATTCCTTGAGCGTTTCCCGGTTTGGCTTGAACAGTCCTACCCTACCGAATCGGTTGAAACTCGTATCGTCAAGCGTTTGTTCAAGTCGCTTGGTCTGACCGAAGACGAAAAGCAAATCGATACGCTGATCAAGTTTGCTCAAAAGACCCGTAAGACCTATGAGGCTGGTGGTTGTGATGACCTGATCACTACTCGACGCTTGTGCCTGATTGTTGAATTGATGCCGGTGTTCGGTAAGATTGAAAAGGCAGTCGAAATTGCTTGCTCACGCTTCTGCAAGGAATCCAAGCGAGACTTCGTGAAGCTGTTCAAGGCATTGACCGAAGAGGCAAACAAGCCTGCTGAACCGGTCGCTCCTGCTACTGATGATACATCTTCTATCGGTCAGGCAATGGAAAAGCTGGTAAACGGTGTCCCGTTCTAAAACAATAACCTGTCTCCCGTAGGGGGAACAGTTGACACGCCGGGCAGGATTTATTTCCTGCCCGGTTTTTTTATACCGAAGTATTGCAATGCTTGTCTCGATAACCTATACTTGTGTAACAATCCTATTTCCTACCGGAGTAATAAATTATGAAGCTATCGCAGAAGACAATTACACTCATGAAAAACCTAGCATCGATTAATACTAATTTGTATTTCAATGCTGGCGAATCGCAACTTGCTACAGTAGATGGCAAGTCGCCAACGGTTTTGTGCCGGGCGATGGTCGATGAGACATTCGACAAAGACTTTGGTATCTATGAACTGTCAGATTTTCTTGGTGCGATCAGTCTGTTCGATGATGTCGAAATCGAACTTGACGATACCCACTGTATGCTCTATGAAAATGGCAGCAAGCGTAAGAAGCTAAAGTACTTTGGTGCTGAAAAGTCTTGCCTGATTCTCCCGCCTGCAAACGAAATCCCTATCGAAGACAAAGACAAGATTGTGTCTTTCGTGCTTTCCGATGCGGAACTTAAAAACATTGTGCGTGCTGCTTCACTGATGAAACTCGACTCGATTGCAATCGGTGTTGATGAAGACCGTGTATCAGTCGGTGCAAAGAACAGTGGATCGGGTAGCACTACAACAAACAACTACTCTGTTGATCTTGATGAATCAGATGTTGTTCGTGGTGATGCGTTCAATGGTACATTCGAAATCTCAATCGACAAACTAAACCTGAATCCTATCTCCGGTTGTGACTACAAAGTTACTGTCACTTCTCGCGTGATTGGGTTTGACACTGTGACTGGTTCTGAGTATGATGTAACTTACTGGTATTCCCCACGAAAAGCGAGCTAATAAAGTATGAAAGATATCTGGTCAATCAAGTATCGTCCAAACAAGATTGCGGATTGTATTCTTCCGCCTGCACTTGAAGATGTGTTTACTGGTGTTGTAGAATCCGGTACACTGCAAAACATGATTCTCGCAGGTGATGCTGGTGTTGGTAAAACAACTGTTGCCAAAGCACTTTGCGATGAGTTGGGTCTTGACTCAATGTTTATCAACGCATCGAAAGATGGTGACATCGATACACTGCGCACAAAGATTCAGCAGTTTGCTTCTACTGTTTCGATGATGGGTAACGGTAAGGTTGTCATCCTAGACGAAGCTGATCACCTGACCCGAGCAACACAACCCGCTCTTCGTTCGTTCATGGAAGAGTTTGCTGATAACTGCCGATTCATTCTTACTGCTAACTTTCTCAACAAGATCATCGACCCGTTGCAATCGCGTTGTCATGTGATCACGTTCCAGTCTCAGTCAAAAGACAAGCCGATGCTCGCCCAAAAGTTTATGGGTAGCGTGTGCAACATCCTAGACACTGAAGGCGTTGAGTATGATAAGAAGGTTGTCGCAGAAGTTATCATGAAAAACTTCCCCGACTTCCGACGTACACTGAATGAGTTACAATCATACTCAATCAAAAACAACAAGATCGACTCCGGTGTTCTGTCTCGCGTTGTTGATGCAGCAGATGTCAAGGTGCTGATAGGTTACCTTAAAAAACAAGAGTTTACCGAGATGCGTAAGTGGGTCGGTGTTCACGCAGCAGACATCGAACCGCAAACACTGATTCGTAACTTGTATGATGGAATGTATGACTATCTCAAGAAAGACTACATTCCCAAGGCAGTCGTGATCCTAGCCGAATGTCAGTATCGCATGGGCATGTGTGCCGACTCAGAAATCCAGTTGGTTGCATCGATGACCGAACTGATGTTGGAGTGTGAATACAATGCCTAAGACTAAAAAGTGGGACAAATCAAACAACAGCATCCAGCTAGGTGACTTCCTATCGTCTATCAACTATTCGAAGAAACCATTGCTTGATGATAATCCGGATGACGAAAAAGCGTATCCTGCATACATCATCAACCGTCTTCTGTCGTATCATGTTGATGCCATCATCCCGGTATCTCACTTGAACATTTATCATGAGTTGCCGAAG